TTTTTTTTTAAAAAAAAATTTTTTTTTTTTTTTTTTTTTTTTATTTATAATAAATATTTAAAAATATATTATGTTATTTATAAAATGTTAATTGGAATAACTGTGAGTACAAATTTTGATGACATTTTAAAAATAACTATAGAAGAAAATCTTAAATTTTTTGATCATTGGTATATTATCACTAATCCTGAAGATCTTAAAACAATTGATTTAATAAAAAATATTGATAAAATAACTATATTATATTTTGATTTTAAGGGAGGGGGGACAGCTTTTAATAAAGGGGGTGCCATTAAATATGCTCAAAATATTATCTACGAAAAATATAATAAATGTTTAATTTTGATATTGGACACAGACATAATATTACCTTGTTATTTTAAACAAATTATAGAAAAAGAATTATTTGAAATTAATAAATTATACGGAAGTATGTTAAGATTAGATTTTGAATCATTAGAAAATTATAAAACTAAAAATACTTATGATTTATACCATAATTCACTAAAATATTGTGGATATTTTCAAATGTATTATATAGATAAAGAAAATCCTAATTGTAATTTTTATACATACGAAAACAGTTATCATTGTGGTGTTTGTGATGATTCTTTTAAAGCTAATTTCAATCAAAGACAGATTTTAGAAATTACTGTTTATCATTTAGGAAAATTAAATTCACATTGGTTAGGTAGAACAGATAAAAATGATTTTTTATTTGATATTAAAGAATAATTAAATAATTAGTTTTAATACAATTTACTAATGATAAATTTAATTAATGATATAAAATTTCCTACAATTTATGATAATGATTTCAGATTAGCTACATTTAAACCTATATCTAATAATGTTTTTAATATTAATTATGTTATTGTTATATATAAAAATATAAATGAAAATGATACAATACCATTAAGAATTCATTCTCAATGTAAAACAGGAGAATCATTTAAATCGTTGCGATGTGATTGTAATGAACAACTAGAAAATATGTTAAAATTTATTAACAGTATGAATAAAGGTATGATTATATATTTACCACAAGAAGGTAGAGGAATAGGAATTTTAGATAAAATTAAAGCCTATGATCAACAGGATAAGTATAATTGTGATACATTTCAAGCTAATAAAAATTTAAATTTGGAGATAGATTATAGAAAGTATGATATATGTAATGAAATACTAATTTTTTTTAAAATAAAAAATGTAGTTTTATTTACTAACAATAAATCAAAATTTAAAACTATTAAAGAAAAATATCCTATGACAAAAAGAATTGGAACATTATCAACATATAATGATTATAATAAAAAATATTTGGATTCAAAAAAAAATAATGAAAACTATATTTATTAATTCTTTTTATTAATAATTATTAGTCCTAATATAATTATTAACCCTCCAATAATTTTATTTATATTTAGTGTTTCATGAAATATAAAATATCCAACAATTATTGTTAATAAAATAACTAATGGTTGAATTTGTGATATAATATAACTTGCATCATTCTCTTTTAATAATTTTATTAATAATAATGAGGATATAACTGTAATAATAGCTCCAATAACACTATAAGCTAATTCTTTACGATCAATCTTTTTTAAACAATTAATATCACACTCATTTTTGTATAATAAATACAAAAAATAACAAATAATTAATATACTACATAAAAAATGATTGAAAAACATAAATTCCTGTGATGATAATTTAGTAGCACCTTTTTTTTTAAAGAATGGATTAACTGTCCAACATATTACTATTAAAAAAAGTAATAAATATGTATTATTCATTATATAATATATATATTTATTTTACTTTATGATTAATATAAAATAAATTTAAATTATATAAATCTTATGTAAATAAATATACAATATTCGAATTAATTTTTAAAAGCATAGCAAGTGTTAATACAGTAAATTACTGTAAAATACTGTAAATACTGTAAAATACTGTAAAATACTGTAAAATACTGTAAAATACTGTAAAATACTGTAAAATACTTTAAAATACTGTAAAATACAGTAAAATACAGAAATTAGTAAAAAAGATCAAATAAAATAATAAATATTATGATATAAATAATATTTAATTATTTTAAAAAATTTAAATAATAAAAATATTGATTATTATTATATTTGTTTAAAATTCTCGAAATTTAAAATTTAATATTATTAAAAATTTTAATTTTATGATTTAAAATAATTATAGTTACGGTGTTAAAATTAATTAATAATAAAAAAAATATTTAATAGTTTATTTTTCCCGAAAATAGTAAAATTAATTCTGAGTATAGGATATAATAATAAATGTACGGAGCTGGAGATGAATCTAGAATTGTAAGAGGACGTAGAGTTCTCGCCAACGGAGCTGTCGCTGGATACGTTATTGCTGACGGAAAAGAAAAATGGAGAATCGTAACTGGAGCCAGCAAAACATACTTAGATGGTGTTAGACGTAGAGCTGGATCCCCACACAAAGCCCTCAGCCCAAAAGCTGCTCAATTAGCTTTCAACAGACATTATGGCCCAAGAGGTCTTAAACATTACAAGAGCCCAAGAGGACAAAAGGCCGCCAGAACCTATGATCTTAACCACACCAAAAACGTAGTTGGTGACATCAGATACAGAAGATCCCCCCACAGATTTGACTACCAAGGTGTAGACACTGGTGCTAAAGTAAGAGCCGCTAGATCAGAACGCCAAAGACTCAATGATGCTAGATTAAGAGCTAGCCCAGTAAGACGTGGTAGAAAAGTTAAACAAGACGGTGGATATTTCTGGTAAATTAATAAATTAATTTTTACAATAATTAATATAAATACTGAAATTTATATAAATTAATTATCTTGGAAAATATTATCAATAAGATTAGTAGCAACCTTTATACCCAATTTTCTTTTTTTATCTTCTTTAATAGATTCTAAATTTTTTATAATATCAATTTTTTCATTATAATTATAATTAGTTAAATCTTGTATTAGAGAAACTAAAGTAGGATATTTTTCAATAATTGTATCAGCATATTTAGAAGATATATTAGGAATTGTACATAATTGCATTTTATATACTATTTTGGGAGTAATATTATTTATTTTTTTATGATTAATAGTAGTAAGTAAATTTTTAGTATAATTTTCAATTTCATCTTCATTTTCATTTTTAATATCATTATTTTCAATAAAATTCATTCCATGTTTTTCTATTTTTTTGGCAATATTTTCTAAAAAATCTATAGTATGTTCATAAGAATAACTTATAAATATATTAAAATTATCTCTTAAATATAAATTGAATAGTGTAGAATAAATAGTATATTTGTTTACTTTATTAAATTTAATAGATTTATTTTCACACATTAAATCACCTTCTATTAGATATAAAATATTTTTTTTATTGTATGTGTTTAATAATCTTGTTTTTTGTTCTCTATATCTACCATCCTTAATAGAAGAAGCAAGATCTTCTATAGTTTTTCTTTCAATAATTAAGATAGGTTGATTATTATATTTAAAAAGATAATCGCCTAGATCAAGATTTTGAAAAGTAACCCATTCATAATTATTTTGATTTTTTTTTTCAATAAAATAATTTTTAATAGTTTCTCTATTATCAATTATAAGTTCCATTATTATTTAAAATAATAGTTTATTTCTTTAAATATTAATTAGTTATCAATTTCTGGTTCTTTGAATTCAGGTTGATCAGTATCAATATTCCATATTCCATTACTATCAATTTTTGTAATAAAATTATAAACATTATCTTCTGGACAACCAATAAGTTTTTGCATATATAATTTTCCGATAATCTGCAATTGATTAGGTGAAGGATTATAAATTTTATGATTTTTTTTATCGATCCATAATAAATTACCATTCCATAGTTTAGAATATATAGGAATATCATTTTTTTTAATTATATCAGCATATTCTCTATTTTTATTAATATTTTCAAATTTTTTAATTTTTCGTATTATAATTTTAATATAAAGATTATATAATAATTGGAAATTACTATTACGTGGAGAGATTATTAAGTTAAAATTTTCAATATCTTCAATAACTTCTGTTATTTCATTAGTTTGTATTGCGTTTGATACATTTTGTTCAATATTTTCATCAATATCATTTTGTAAATTAATAATTTCTGTTGTATTGGAGGATTCATTTTGTAAATTAATAGTTTCAGTTGTATTGGAGGATTCATTTTGTAAATTAGTAGTTGGAGTTGTATAAGAGAATTCATTTTGTAAATTAATAGTGTCACTTGTATTAGAAGATTCATTTTCTAAATCTAGTATTTCAGTTGTAATAAAGGATTCATTCAGTAAATTAATAGTTTCAAGTGTATTAGAATATTCATTTTCTAAATCTAGCATTTCAGTTGTATTAAAGGATTCATTTTGTAAATCTAAAATTTCATTTGTATTAAAGGAATCATTTTGTAAATTAATAATTTCATTGGTATTAGAAAATTGATTTTCCATTACTGTATTTTCTTCAAAATTAATGGCAGGTATATCAAAGAATTCTCCAAGAAGATGTGTATTAGTTTCAATAGAAGTTGTATTCATATTAGGGGATAATTTATAATTATTTTTAAATAAATCAAATGTTTTAAAAATTTTATTATTATATATTTTTTTTTTAAAATTTTTCTTTTTTTTTATGATAGATTTAGATTTATTATTAGCGTTAAAAATAAATACTTGTGTATTTGGTGATTTTTTTTTTTCTTTTATAAAGTCAATATCCTTTGATTGAGAGTTATTAATTGGATCAGTAAATACAAATGATTTTTTAGAAATTTTAATATGTTTTATAGGATGTTTATATGATGGTTCTAAATTAAAATTTTTAGAAAATTTTAATATCATTTCATTTGATTTAATTGAAATATCACTATTATTTGATTCATAAATATAGTGTATAATAATCGATTGAATAATACTTCTTAAATTTGATAATTCATTTAAACATTTCCAACATGCTATTTTTTTAATATTACATTTTTTATACCATTCTGTTAGTAAGTTTAACCAATCATTATCGTTTAATTCAATAACATATTGACTGGAAGATTTATATAAAAAATAATTTCGATGATTTTCAAGTAATTTGTCAATATTATAAGATGAACTTTTAAATAGATGCAATTCTAATGGTAAATCAAATTTTGTCAGGTGTGAAAAAATAAATATTATCTGAGAAATAGTAAATTCAGTTCCTATATATGGATGTATAGGTATACTAGGATCTGGAATTCCATAATATTGATTTAAAAGAGAAGTTTGAAATAATTTAATAATTTCATATACATTAAATCTATAAAATTGTTTTTTATTTGGTGTAGATAAATCAATATAATAATTAAATTTTGTATAATTCTGACAAGTTTCTATATTAATATCGGTCAAATTAAGTAGTTTATTATTTACAGAATCTTTACTTTTTTTATAGTTTTTATATCTTATTTTTATTTTTTCGATAATCCTTTTCAATACTAAATTAGAATAATACGTATTAAAAATATATTTTTTATCATCTATTGTTAAAAATGGAGAAGTATTAATTTGATCGAAAATAATATGTATCTGTGTAAAATTATAAGTATTATAATGAAAATTTATAGAATCAATCCAATAATTTAAGATATAATGTTGTTTTTCAAACGTTTTAAATTTATAAAAATTTTTTTTAATATCTAATTGATTCATGGAATAAATGTTTATTATTAGATAAATCTTTAAATAATATTAATGAAGGGTATCTAGTTAAACTTATGATAAAAATTTGATTAATATTTAAACATTATATAATTAATAAATAAAATTATGTCACAAGAAGATAATTCATCACATGATAGTCATTTATCTTATAATATTGAGGACGATGAAAAAATAATGAAAATTTCACCATGGAATGAAAATAATAGACTATTAACAACAGACGATGTGTATCAAATTTTCGAAAAGTGTGGATTTAAAAATGTAAAAGAAATAATTAAGATAAATGATCTAAATTTGTATCAAACAGCATTTGTACATAGTTCTTATGTTTTAAAAAAAGATAAAGATTATGAACAATTATTAAAGGGATCAACAGAAAAAAAAATAGAATTTAGTGATAAACCTAAAAATACTTTAGATTTATTTGAAAAAGACTATGAAGATATGGAATTTTTAGGAGATAGATGTTTAGATTTGTCTGTAGCATATTATCTTTATAGGATGTATCCAGATACAGACCAAGGTTTTAAAACAAAAATGAAAACTAAAATTGTAAAAAAAGAAAGTTTAGCAAAATTTGCAGAATTTCTAGGTTTTTCAAATTTATTAATTGTTTCTAAACATGTAGAAGAGAAAACAACTCAAGGAAGACAAAATCCAAGAATATTAGAAGATGTAATGGAAGCTTTTATTTGTGCAATATTTCTGGATCAAAATTTAAATACAGATTATTATTCGGAGAAAATGAAAGAATTAGATAGATTTAGATTAAGTGGTCCAGGTTGGGAAATAGTTAATTGTTTTATAGAAAATTTATTAGAGCAATGTATTGATTTTGAATCATTAGTATTAACTGAAGAAAATTATAAAGAAATATTATTACAATACTACCAAAAAGAGTTTAGAATTACTCCAAAGTATTTAGAATTAAAGATTATTGGACCACCTCATAAAAGAATATTTACAATGGGAGTATTAGATAAAAATGGTGAAATTGTTGGAAGAGGAGTTGCCAAATCAAAGAAAGAAGCAGAACAAAAAGCTTCACAAGACGCTTTAAAATATTATGGAGAAGAGATAGATGAGATTAGTAGTTCATCAGATATAGAATAAAAAAAAATAGAATAAGTAATTTATTTTTTTGATAATTTCTTAATATATAATAAATATGGATCCTGAAAAAAAAAAAATACAAAAAAAGATGCCAAAAAAACCTTTACAATTAGAAAAGAAAGTTATAACAGCATCTATTTCTGATGAAAAAAAAGTTTCCACATCAGAAGAAGAGAATGGAAAAGAATTAGACTGGGATAAACCAGTTTCACTAAAAAAAGAGTCTTCAATCAAAGTAGATACATCACATGATTCTAGTATAGCAATAGATGAACAATTAAAAGAAGCTAACAATCTAGAAGCAGTTATAGAATTAAATACCAGTTCTAGTTCAATTCAAAAATCCTCAGACACTACTGTTTCTGAGACAATAAGCTCAACTATAGTAAAAAAACCCACTGACACTGTTGTTTCCGACACAACAAGCTCAAAGATAGAAAAAAAAAAACCAATACTATTAAAATCTACTGTAAAAGCAGTTCAGAAAAAGAAACAAGAACTAAGAGATAAGGAAGATAAAGATTTCACAGACAGTTTAAAGAAATTAAATGATTTTTTTTCTACTTATCCAAATTTAAAATTAAAAGATGATAGTTTTGAGGATAGAATAACAATGGAAAATTGGATATTATCCGATCGAAATAAATTACCAGAATTTTTAACAATAGATTTTTCTGAACAAGTGACAGAAAATATTAGAAGACAGATAAAAATATGGGATAAATCTTCGAATAAGTGGAAATCTAATGATGTATTTAGACATCAAAAATTTGTTTCAGATTATCTAAGTAGTAATTCACCTTATAGAGGTTTACTATTATATCATGGTTTAGGATCAGGTAAGAGTGGAGCAAGTATTATGATAGCAGAAGGAATTTTAGATAAAGAAGTGGTAGTTTTATTACCAAAATCATTAAGAAGCAATTATGAAGATGAAATAACAAAATTTGGAAATATAGGTTATAGAGTAGATAATTATTGGCGATATGTTGAAGTAATTCTACATAGTAATGAAGAAAAAAATCAAGACATTTATGATATTTTTAAAAGAAGAGGAATAAATCAAAGAACATTACGTGAAATTTTAAAAAAAAATAAAAATAATAGAATATGGTTTCCAGATAATGAAGAACTTAATCCTCCAAATTTCAACGAAACATCTTTGGGTACAGTTTTTATGAATGAAATAAGAGATCAATGTAAAATAATGGTGGATGAAAAATATAAATTTATTCATTATAATATGGGTTCATTTATGTTAACTCATATTCTTGAAAATTTTTATAATAAAGCAGATCAAGAAAAAATAAAAGTAAGTACAGGTCTAGGTTATATTACAAATAGTGATATTAATAAAAAAAAAAAGAATAGATATAAAATTTTAGACGCGATCTATGATCCAAAAAATAATTTACCAGGTCCTTTTGATAATAAAGTTATTGTAATAGATGAAGTACATAATTTGGTTTCTATGATGGCTGGTAGTGGTGTAAATGGACCGATTTTATATGAAATGTTAATGAGAGCAAAAAATTGTAGAATAATTTTTTTATCAGGTACACCTTGCATAAATTATCCAATTGAATTAGGTTTATTATTTAATATGTTAAGAGGATATACAATTAGTTATAAAATAAAAATTAAAGGAGGAATAATTAATGAAGATATTGTAAAAAAAACTTTAGAAAAAAGTCTTTTAGTTAATAGAGTAGAAATAGACAAAAAAAATTCAACAATCATAGTATCAAGAAATCCAGAAGGTTTCATTAGTAATTATGAAAATGATGAATACAAAGGTGTAAAAAAAGTAGATAATTTACCATATAATGAAAGTTTGTCAACTAAAATGAATGATGATGAATTTTTAGAAGAATTATATAATCAATTAGATACTAAAAAAATTATATCTAGAGACATTATAGACTATACTAAGACACAAAAACAATATTCTAGTATATTCCCAGATTATTTAGTACAAGATCCAAGTCGTAATTCATTTTTAGGCCCTATGGGCGTAGACCCAAAAAGTAGAGAAAGTATAGAAGAATTATTTAACGATCTTTATATAGGAAAAGAAGAAAAAAAATCAACAATGTTTAAAAAAAATATTATAGGTCTTATATCCTTTTATAATGAAGTAAGTGGAAAAACGAGTGAAGAAGATTTATATCCCGGATGCGATGTATTTCCAGAAATAATACCCAAATTAGAAGGAGCGGAAAAAGACTATTTAGTTCCCAATATAATGCCTGAAATAATGAAATCTGAAACAGGTGATATAGAATTATCAGACTATCAATTTTTGGTATATCAAGAATTAAGAGGAATAGAAAGAAAATTAGAAGAAGCTCAAAAAAAGAAAGGAAAAAAATCAGATAGTGGCCCTGGATTACAACAACAAATTAGTTCTGAAATTGAAAATAAAACAACAAACTTATTCAGAGTTTTTTCAAGACAAACAGCTTTATTTACATTTCCTCCTAATATTAATAGACCAAGAATTAGACAATTTAAAAATAAAGATCAAATAAAAAGAGATAAAGAACAAAAACTTCTAAAAGCAAGAGAATTGTATCCTGAAAATAAAAAAGAAATGAAAAAAACATTAATAAATTTATTTTGTAATTTAGAAAATAATGAATTAGATACTATAAATGAAAAAAAAAAAATTTTGATAGATCAATTTTTACAAGATATGTCAAATACAGCAGAACAAGGGGAAACTTTTGAAGAATTATCAAATGAAATAGGTGAAGCTCAAATGTTAAGAGAAGTCTTAAGTTCTGATTCAGAAAAAAAATTAATCTGGAATGCTAAAGATAATTATGATAAAGTTGATATAATTATAGATTATTTATGTGAATTAGAAAAAACAAAAACAAGTGATGAATTTGATGATGGAGAAACCGATAACTTACTCGATGAGGATTTAACATACGAAACAGCATGTATGGAAGCTATTTCAAAATTAACTATTGAAAATTTAACATGTAAATCTGAAAATAATCAATCTTATTATAGTTTAGAAATTTTATCACCAAAATTAGTACAATTATTGAGAAATATTGATAATTCTCCAGGTTTAATTTTTTGTTATTCACAATTTCGCTCAGTAGAAGGTATAGGAATATTAAAAAGAATACTTGATTTTAATGGATATAGTGAAATGAAAATATCTTTAAAAGATAATGAACCTATTAAAGATGAAAATAAAAGTATAGGTAATAAAGTTAGATATCCTATAGATGAAAATGTATGGAAAACTGGAACAATATCAGCATCAGATGGTGAAATATTTAAATTAAAAGAAACAGGTGAGAAAGAATGGAACTCCAATGAAATATATAGATGTTTTTATGCACTTTGGTCTGGCACTGAATCTAGTGAACAAAAAGCTAAAGCAAAAGAAATTTTTAATAGATCTAGTAATAAATTTGGTCAAGAATGTTTAATATTATTAGCAACATCTGCTGGAGCAGAAGGTATCAGCTTAAAAAGTGTGAGACAGGTACATATTTGTGAACCCTATTGGAATAATGTTAAATTAAAGCAAGTAATAGGACGAGCAAGAAGACATAAATCACATATAGAACTACCTCCCGATCAACAAAATGTAACAGTTTATCAATATATTAGTAAATTTAGTCAAGATCAATTACAAGGAGATTGGACTATTCCATTAGATGGTTTAAAAGCAGCATTAAAAGATAGTGACAATTATTCGCTAGAATTAAAGGATACAATTTTAGAATCAGAAGAAACAGATGATGAATTTAAAGCTAATCCAATATTTATAGAATTTGCAAAAGATATTTCTAATACAATAGAAATAGAAGATCATGGTGTAACATCAGATCAGGTACTTTCTAGCATAGCAATTGGTAAATCATTAATTATAAATAACTTTCTGAAATTATTAAAAGAATCAGCAATAGATTGTATTTTTAATAAAGAAGAAAATTTAATGTCTAATCCAGACTTAGACAAATTGATATGTTTAAGTGATATAAGTGTTGGAGAAATAGATTTTAATTATAATTTGAATCTACAAAATAATGTTGAAACAGTAAATAAAGATATTTATCGAACAGAAACTTTGAATGTTTTTATTAAAACAATTAAATTTGATGATGGTTATAATTTCAAAATTATATTTTTTATGCCACAAGAATTTGCAAATTTAAATGAATATTTTAGAAAAAATCCTAAAAATATAGTAAGAATTTATAATTTTTATCAATACTATAATATTGATTTTTATAACCCACAAACTCAACTTAAAAATAAAAATGAAATTGGTCAAATTATACTAGCAGAAGACAAAACTGAACCAAATATTATATGGAATAAAAAATTTTTAGAAGACGATAGATTGAAACAACATTATAAAAGTATACAAAAAATGATAGATGAAAAAGATCTATTTTTTAAGAGTAATCTTAATTTAACAGATTCTGAACTATATAATTGGAAAAATAGAATAGAAAAAGAATTTATGATTTATTTAGAAGATCTCAAAAAAAAAAATGAAGAAAAATCTAAATTAATAATTGATAAAGAAAAATCTAAATGGTTTTGCACTTATTGTCATAAAGTAAAAAAATTACCTGAAGAAAATTGTTATGTAGATGATACTTTTTTAATATGTCCTAATTGTAATAAATTTACAAAAGAAAAAGCCATGAAAACTATAGTCGCCAAACAAAAATTAATGCAGTCAAAATAATTTATTAAACATTATTTTCCTAGAAAAAATATAATTTTTTTATTATTTTTAAATAAAAAAAAAATTACTATAGACTATTTTCTTCAGTTTCAATATCTAGAATTAAAGAATGTTGTAAATTTGTGTTTATAAGATATCCTGATACATTTATCATATTTTCATCTAGTGGTTTTCCTGTTATATAATCATAACCCTTAGTAGAAATTAAATTTATATCTGATCCAAATAATGAATATGTTCCATTATTTTCATTTAATGTTCTTTTATTTTGTATTAATATTCTATTTATCATTCTATGATTATTGTCACCATGTGCCTGTATCATAGTATTATCTAGTGGATTGGTTTTAAGTATCAAATCTGTTTTATTTAATCCACTATCATGCATATTATACCAATATAAATCATTATCAAATCTAATTACATAAGAATCATTTTCTAAAAAATTTGTTATCTCTGCTTGTTTGGAAGAATTTAGTCTAGTTTCATTCGACTGAAATTTTAAATTTTTTATAATTATCTTATCTCCATTTTTAAAATTAGATTCATGAATATATTTATTTAATTCCAGAATTATAAATTCATATTCACAAAGCAATGAACTATCATTAGGACCAACCAGTGAGTGAGAATTATATGTTGTACCATTCCAACCTAATTTTGTTACGAATAGATCATCTTTTGCATCTGATATTGTAGTTCCATCTGGTTTTAACAATTCTATTGTTAGTTTATTAATCTCTGATAATGTATTATTATTATAAGATACACAGTCACCGTCATCGTTTTTATAATAAATCCATCCACGATCATTCTTATATTTAAATTCCTTATCATAAAAGGGTTTAGCGAACAAATTTTTATTGAAATTATTAGTATATTGTATATTTGAATTAAATTCTTCAATATGAATCAATATATATGGTAAATTTTTAGTCCCTATATTTAAATCTACATAAGAAGGTGTTTTTACATCATTGGGTGTTATATTATTTCCTTTAGTATTTTTTTTATCTTCATTATACTTAGATATAGTGTCAGACATCCTATTAGTCACTACACAACTAGATGAAATATTCTCATCATTTGGTATAATTACTCTTTTTAAAGTTATTTTTCTAATATTTTTTATAGTTTTATCAATATTTATTGCTTGCGTACCTCCTTTTACGAGAGATAAGAAATAATCTTTCTGTTCACCTTTAGGATTACTGGGATTATATTTATTATAATGAATTCCATTCCAAGTAAAACCATTCTGATCATTTAACGTCATTTCACCCTTGAGCATTTTTAGTTTATCATCAGGATTATTAATATTCAGTGGTAAATATTTATTATTTTGATAAATAGGTATTTTAATAGTAGTATCAGGATTAGACGAAAAATTAACAGTATATTTATATCTATTAGTATATGGTGATTCAAAATTATTAAATACTCCATTTTTTTCGAGTACTTCACCATACCATTGTCTATCTAAACTATTAATTATTAAACTATAATTTTTCTTTATTGTTTTTTGTTTTGTTTTATCTTCTTTTTCATTGGATATTAATAATTCATTATTAGAATTATTAAACTTTGGTATGTTTTCCTTAAATAATTCATTGATAGAATTATTGACCATAGGTATGTTTTCCTTAAATAATTCATTAATAGAATTATTTACCATTGGTATGTTTTGTTTTTGTTTAAATGATTCAATATTATTATCAGAATTATTTATCAATTCATTTATAGGTGTACTTTGGTTATCTTTGTTATAATATTCTAACTCAGATTTTTTTTTGTCTATTTCAATATTATTTTGAAATTCATTTAGACGGTCTTGTACAGAGGTATTTTCAAATTTTTCTTTTAAATTTGTAATACTATCATTATTCATAATTAAACCAAATTGTGAATCTAAATCAGTTTTGTTATTTTCATTAATACTTGGTAATAAATTATTTTCTATATCTAAATTTATATCACTTTTTGAATTTACTGATTTTCTATTTAAAGTCCAAGCATTATTTTTAGGATTTTCGTCATTATTCGCATTTTCAGAAAATTCTTTTTCTCTTATTCTACTAATATTTTCAAATTTTTTTTTTATATCAATGTCTTGTTCCTCATATTCATCCGTAAATTTCGGTGTAATATCAGATGTTGAATTTGTTAAAGAAGATCTTGCGGTTTGTAATTCTTCATATTTTTTATTAACATCATCTTGTTCTAATACAAAAGATGGTTGAGGTCTATTATCTAATTTATTCTCTGATTTTATATTTCTATTCATTCTATTTCTATCAATAGAATTAATTTGTAATTTTTTATTATTTATTTTAGTTTGTTCCGGTTTTTTTTCAAATATATTCATTTTAATATTATTTTCTTGATTACTATTTTTTTGATTTTCAAAATAATTTATAGAAATATTTACTACTTTTTTACTTAAAACCTTACTAATATCTTTATTATCTAAACCCTTAAAGTTTATTCCTAAACTATCTTTTTGTGAATAAACAGATTTCATTATTTTTACTATATGATTATTATAATTATCATCATTTGATATATCAATACCTAATTTATTATACAAAATCTCTCCTATATAATTATATATCGAATTATAATTATTTTTTGAAAAATAAATTTGTTCCATTAAATTATATTTATAAATAAAATTTAAATAATAACTTACAGTTATTATTATTATTTAAATATATCTAATAATATTATAAAAAAATATATAATGCATTCACTAGATAATTTTTTTTCTAAATCATCTTTACCAATCGAAAAAAATATTGATGAAAATGATAAATTAACTGCTATACTTGTAGTTGATTCTAGAAATCGTGATAAATTTAAATTTCCAAATTCAAATAAATATACTTATCATTTAAGTGAAGAATTTAAAAGAGTTTATGAAATAGAATTACTACATACAATGGTTCCTAAATCTCAATATTTAATTAATGATTATAATAATACTTTATATATTAATCTAGAAAATAATAATTTTACTATATATATTCCTAAAGGTAATTATTCGCAAATTGATGATTCTAATATTACTATACCTCCACCTAATACCTCTATTAGTTCATTTATATCAAAAAATTTAGATTATGTTATTAATAATGTTTTTAAAAACACTATAGGTAATAATATATCATGTTTATATGATCATAATACTAATAAATATTTTTTTTATTATGCCCCTAATACAGGGAATGCTTTATCAAGGTCATTTATATCCGATTTTAAGATTGATTTCAAAGGCTTAAAAGATATAATTTCTAACACAGAAAATGGTAAACAATATATATTAGAAGAAACTCAATTGTATAAAAATAATTCTATAGGGCCTATTTTAGGTTTTAATCCTCATAAATATAGTAATACTGATGAAAGTTGTGTAAATTTTGTTTTTAGTAAAATAAATTCATCTGCTACAATGACTTTTAATATAAATAATGAACCTTTATTTAATAAATTATTATATACTATTACTAATAACAATCCAGTTTTATCAAGATTAATGATATCTCAAAATAGAAATTTTAGTTCTAATATTGACTTAATTAGTTTTAATATTGATACACAGTTTGGTACCAATCCTTTCACATATCAAAATATATATAATTATACAACAACATCAGGTAATATGAATAATGATATTTGGAAATTAAAAGGTATTAATAAGGATACTAAACAAATTATAATTGAAACAGATAATTATTCTATGGCCAATGGAGGGTTCGCTAATGCAAATGCGAATACCATATTTTTAAGATTTAGTTATATAGTATCTGACAATATTGCTAATTTAGAAGGAGAACCTTATGCTTTATTACAAATTGATGAAATGAATAGATTAGATTCAAAAAGTAGTGTAATTCAAAATTCATATGAGATTATAACTTTTACAAATAATCAACAAGTATATGATCATAGTAAATCATTTGGTAATGTAAAAACCTTCAATCCTCCTTTAAATAAATTAGATAGATTAAATATTCACTTTAGAAATTTTGATAATACATACTATGATTTTAATGGAGCAGAGCATTGTCTTATATTTGCTGTTACATATAATAAAAACAATTCATTATAATTTTTTTTTAACTTAAGTTTTGTTTTCTTAACAACAATTATTTTTTCTTTTAATATTATCATTTTTTATATAATTAAGTTCTATATAATCATTTATTACATTATTATCTATTTTTATTCCTGAATCTATATCTTTTTCTAATAAATTGTCATTATTATTTATACTGATATTGTAATATTTATTATATTGATTATAATTTATACTTTTAATAAAAATATCATTTAAGGCATTATCTAAATTAACATCAGTTTTAGCAGATATAGTATAAAATTTATTAATAATAGGATATTCTTCTAATAAATTATTAATTTCCTTATCTGTTATGCTATTATTATCCTGTATATCTATTTTATTTCCTATCAAAAATATTAATTTATTTTCTGAGTTAGTTTCAATATCTACTATCCAATTTTTAATATTCATAAAACTATTTTTATTAGTCACGTCAAATACAAGAATACTTGCATCTATATCTCTATAATAAGATCTAATTATACTTCTAAATCTTTCTTGCCCAGCTGTATCCCATAAATGAACTCTATAAATTGTATTATTTACCGTAAATATTTTAAAATTAAAATCAACACCTACTGTTGCCCCATTCTCAAAACTTTTATCACTCTTAAAATATCTATTACAAATTCGACTTTTTCCTACACCACTATCACCTAATAAAATTATTTTTAATATATTCATATTTCCTATAATACTTTTATTTTTAAATAAATTTTATACATTAAAAATAAAATTATATTTGAATAATAATAAATATATAATATTTATTATTAGTTCTTTTCACAACTCCAAAAACATTTTCTTTGTAAATGTTTATTTACAAAACATTTTAAATTTGATTTTTCATTATTCCAATTTTGACACCATGGTTTCTGTATATCTTTTCGATTAAATATTGTAATATTTGTATTAGGTAAATATAATGGTACTGATAATTCGACTACCCTTGGTATTATCAATTTTTTCTTACTATTCATCTTTAAATTTTTATTTATCTTTAAATTTTTATTCTTCTTTAGATTTATACGTCTACTTTTTCTCCTATAAAAATATAAATATAAATATATAAATGATACAAAACATAAATATATAAATATAATAATTATTAATTCTTGATTACTATTATTCATTTATAATTATATTCTATTTTTATTCTTCCAGTCTAATATTTTTTTTTTAAATTCTGTAATTTTTTTTATATTTACAGGCAACAAATTAAATTCTTCTAATTCATCTAATGTTAATTTTGTCCTATTAAAAGGATCTGTTTCATCATTAATTAAATGATTAGATATACTTTTAATATCTATAAATAATTGTGATTCTGGTAAAATTACAGGATTTTTTATAGGAGTAAACAATAGTGGATCACAAAATTCGTCTGGAAATTTATTTTTATATTCATTTTTTTTTTTACTATTTTTTATTAAATCTATATTTTTTACTAATTCATTTAAATTATTATAATTATATCTCTTTGAATTCTGTATAATATCAAGATTAATTATCAAATCATTACAATAAAACATATTATCTTTTTTCATTAATTTAATAAATGAATTACTATCATAGTATGTATTATATATTAATCCAGTACATTTATACATTATATTCCAATTAAAATTATCCAAAAAATATTTATTAAAATTGAATAATCTAATATTTGAATCATTTACTAATTTTGAATTCCAAAAATTTATATATTTTATCAATTTATCTAAAATAATAGAAGATTTTATAATATCATATTTATAAAACTTTATTATTTCTTCTATTAAAATTATTCCTGACTTAAAATATAATATAAAAAAATATAAACTATCATATAAATAACTATTATCACTATGCTCTTTATTCAATATTTTATTTATTATCAATATACTATTTTCAAAATGATTATTAGTATCAGTCAATAAAATAAAAAAAAATTTATTGAAATCTGGTAATTTTATCAAATTACACTTATTAATTATTTTTTTATAATTACTATAAAAAGTTGCAAATATTCTATTAATATCTAATCTTAAACTATTTATTTTTTGTTCTTCCTCATTTTTATTTATATTTATATATAAATGTATTGAATTTATAAGATACTTTTCTAATAAAATAGTTAAATTATTTTTTATAAATAAATTAATAATAATATCATTATTAATACTTAAAAAATTAAGTATTTTAATTTTTATATGTAATTTGATATTTTCAAATTTATTTCCGATAACATTAAATAATAATTCAAATAAGTTTTGAAAATTATTTCCTACAATAAAATTATTAAAAATATTATCATAATAATTAATTATAGTTGAAATGTTTTCTATAAAATTTTCACTTAATTGATTACCAAAAAATTTTACTATATTATTTATAAATAATAATAGTGATTCAATATAATATTCATTATCTAAAATTTTTATTATATTTTCAATTTTTTTTTTCAATGTTTCTTTTTCTATTTTTATAGAATTTATATATAAATTTTCTATAAATGTATTTGATCCTTCATTTTGTATTAAAACATTTATGTTTGTTAGATTTTTTATGTAAATATTATATCTAAGAATTAAAGGAATTATTGATATATCAATAATTTTTAAACAATAAATAAATATTTTTGTATCATCACTATAAGTATCTATTTTATTTTCAATATCTAAATCTAAATTAGTAGTATCTATCATATTATCTAATTTTTTTATATTCATTACCTGTTTAATACTTATTATTAATACATTATTAAGTAATTCCAATGATGTTAAATTTCTATTAGGAATTAATATATTTGATATTTTTGTATTATCTTTATTTTTTAATATTAAATTTTTTAACCAATTTATTATATTAACATAATTTCCTGAATTCAAATATTTTTTTGAAAAAATATAATTTGTTACTAAATTAATATTATTTTTATAGTTCTTTTCTGATAAATCTATAGAATTAATAATATTACCAAGTATACTTTTTTCAAAATTACATTGAAAAGATTCTCCATTATATGAAGAATTATTTATTATAATTTCTAAAAAATAATTACTTTTTTTATTTAAAAAAAAAGTATTGTAAATTTCTATTTTACTTTCTAGATCCAAAACATATATTATTTTTAATAAATTTTTAATAAATTTCTCAATAAGTACTTTATCAATATTATTATCTGTCGAAATTAAATTTAAAATAAAATTAGGTTCTTTAATTATAATATTATTAATTAAATAATCAATTTCTGACTCATTATCAATATTTATTTTAGATGAATATAATAAAAAATATAAATCAATAAATTTTTTTTCATTAATATAATTTTCTTCTAATCTCTCGTGTAAATATTTAATTCCATATTTATTAATATTCTTGATATACCGAAAATCTTTATTTTTTAATATTTCATCTAGTAAAGTATCATGTAAAATATCATTTTCCATAATTATATATTTATATATATTTCTTTAAGTTTTTATATTTGTAAAAATCAGATTTTCTGTATATAAAATCTTTTTATATTGTAAATGGAAACTAAAAAAGCAATTATAATAATAACAGCATCTGTATTTATCATTTTATTTTTGATGATACTGATTGTAAAAATTGGTCCATGTAAAACAGAAGGTTTTAGTTTTGAGGACCCCGGGTTTATATGCCCATTCGCTAACAGATTAACTAATAATGGTCCTAGCGCTCCAGCTGCTGCTGCTAGAAGAGACGAAGGTATTCAAGCAGCTATAGAAACTGGAGATATAGAAATTGCTGAAGCTCAAGGTGTAGAATATAATCCTGAATCTTTAAATGCACATAAAGATGAAAGTACATTACACTTAAAAGGAAAACTTAAACATATAAATAGAAAACTTTTAGAATACACTTCACCTGATGATTTTATAGCAGATTCTAAAATTAAAGGTTTAATAAATGAAGGTTGTCAAATTAAAGAAAGAGTTACTGATGAGGATGGATTTTTGGTGGATACTGATAAAATTACTCTTTTACAGTCATGTATGGATAAATATGGAGAAAATATAGAGATTGGTGAATTACGATCTCATTTATTTACACACATAGTTGATACCTTATTGATTTGTAAAGACCACGTAGAAAATTATAGTCATTTAACCTCATTATGCCGAAGATGGATACAAAAGTTTATAGAATTTTCGGATACATCTTATGAAGATGTTAGAACATTTTGGAAATCCCAAAACGATAGATTACCATTTATATAAAATATTAAATTAGCTTATAATGTATTTATTTAATTATAAATATACTAATAAAATATGAATATAATATATTAGTATATTATATATATCATACTATGGTACAAAATATTTTTATTATATTACTGATATTGATAATTATTTTTTCGTGTTTTTATTCAAAAAATTCCACTAGTATTGAGTCATTTAAAAATTTTAATTATTTCAGCAGAATAAAAGAGTTAAAAAATTTAGATAGAAAAGATAAATTTTTGTTAATTAAGAAAGCATTATCATCAGTTGAGCCAAAACTCCAAGATAATTACAAGACTAGATCTCAATTGGCGGACACTAAATTTTTCATAAGTAAGAATATGATTACACTTTATCATACAGCTTGTAAATTACTAGAAACGGACGATCAGAGATTTAATGTAGAAAAATGTAAGAGCCTTAAGGAAAGAAACGATCATATTTTTTACCAAATGTTTTTTGAAAAAATATCTCATGGTTTAGATATTGTATCAAAAAGTAATACTACTCAAATTGTAATAGCAAATAGATTTATTGATGAATTAACTAATTTATTATTTATTTGTGATCTAATAGTAGGAGAATTATTAAAATTTAAGTATAAATGTCCGTGTAAAGTTAATGGTGCTGTATCAAAATTAAAAGGTTGTTATATTGATAAATCAGAACGTGATCTTAATAATTATATTGGAGATATGTCTAAAGAAAAATGTGCACACTATGCTGCAAAACTCAAAAATAAATACTATGGATTACAATATCAAAATGGTGTTGGTGGTGGAAATAATCCAATAGGACAGTGTTATATTGGTAATAAATTTGGTAAGTATGGTAAAACTAATAATTGCAAAAGAATAGGTAGAGATTTATTTGGTCAATCATGGAGTAATGCAGTATATGAAGTAAATAAAAAAATTGGAAAATGTGCTCCTTGTTGATAAATATAAAAAAAAAAAAAATATAATCTATATTTAATATGATATTTTATTTAACTAATATAGCTTTAGATATTGTATCCGGAACAATATTTTGGACTATAAAACAAAGTACTCTTGGTATATATAATTTAGTTTTTGTATCTTGTGAAAAAAAAAATAATCTGACAATTAAAGATATTAATATAGATGATAAGATAGAAGAACTTATTAAAAAAAATGAGATTCAGGAAGAAAAAATAATAGAATTAAAAAAAAGTATAGATTATTTATCAAAAATGATTATAGAAAATTATATTGCATAATTATAAATGTTATATGAAGAAATAGAAGAAATAAATGATATTATACATGTTAGTGATGATGTAAGACGTGAATTAATGCTTGGTTATATTGAACCTTATTATAAAAAATTGATTATTGAATCATTAGATGCTAGATCCTTTTATAAAAAATTTGGAATGTTTTTTGAAACTACATCTAAATTATGTATAGCACTTAGTAGTATTTTATCTTTTTCTACTGGTTATTCTGAAAACAATACTGAATATTTTGCTGCTACATCAGGATCTATTGGATGTTTAAGTTTAGGATTAATGCAGATTGCTAGTTATGCTTATAAAGAACAAGTAAGACAATCGAGAGAATTAAATGGTATATTAAAAAAATTAAGATTAGAAACAATACCTGTTGAAAGACATAATAGTATAGACACTGTACCAAGAACTAGATCTGATATAGCGGAATTAAATGGTGACAAAAAAACTAGAAGATCATCTATAACTAAAATAAGCGAAATAGATGAAACCCATTTAGCTGATATTAGTAATAGATCATTGCCAAACATCACACATAATACTAAAGGTGCTTTTTTGGTGTAATGGTATAATTTAAGTTAAAAAAGTCAAAACTGTAGTTATAATATATTATTTTCTAATATAATTTGTATAAAAAAAATATTAAGATAAACTATTAGAATATATGGAAAGATTTGAAGAATGGAATAATAAATCTTGTAATGTAATTTTTTAGTATGGCGTATATGATTCGGAGGAAAAAAAAAAGAAGATTGTAAATAATAGAGGATATAATTAAAAATACATCATTAATCATATAAAACAGATATAAAAAGTCGACCAATTCAATATATAAAATTCAATTATCATTAGTTATATTGTATACGCAAATATGTATTATCTTTATTAATAATATATTGATTATTTTTATCACTATAAGGATATGAATACCATATTATTTTATCATTTTCTGTGAGATATAAAAACCATCTTGATCTACCCTTTCTGTTTCATCATCATTAATTATATATTGTTTGGTTTTATCACAAAAAGAACAACCAATACTTTCAAATCTTATATGAAATGTATTTATATGATTATTGTAATTTAATACACAACTCAATATATAGTAGTTCGTATTATTAGTTGGACTTGATAATGACATTTTTATATTAGGAACTTAAATATTAAATTTATCATTATTTTGTTTTATAGTATAATTTTGTGAATTATCTATAATTGCAGTATTTGTTTTAATTGTGAATATTTTATAAAATTCATACTTTATATATTAGTATATATGAAATTATCATATTCAATTTTATTTTATAATATAAAGTATGATATATTAAAAAATAATGTGACAAGGTTTTAATCGAAAGCTACAGTTATTTTTACATTATGTTTAGTTATACATCTTGTAGCAGATAATGATAATTCATGTCTTTTTCGACGAATGGTAATTGGAGATTGTTTATTTGATAATTTATATATTGCTCTATAACTATTATTCATATCAAGTTCGATTAAATTCAAGTTTTTTTCAATATTTTTTATAATATCATTTGAGATAGCCCATCTAAAAAAATTTAATTGACCGACTGTAGTCACTATAAAATTTTCATTATCATAATAGAAATTTATCCTTTCTCTTCTACAAAAAGGATCAAATTGTTTTTTTGAATATCCTTTTAATTGTAATTTGTAATCAATATATACATTAAATTGTTTTTTTGTTTTTAAATTATTTTTAGTAATAAATATTTCATAATTAGTATTTTTTTTTTTTGAAAAATTAGTAACATACCAATCAATAATTCTTAATGATATTTTACTTTTACCATTTAAAATATCTAAAATTATTTTTATATTATCAGACTCTTTGTAAAATTCTTGTAAAGAACTCATCAATAGATCTTGTTTATGTGTTTTTGGAAGAACATTATTAGAACTATTTTTTTTATTCATTCTGTATTATAAAATTTATGGTTTAACTTTTAAGTATTTTACAATATTTATTTTATTTCTTGTTAACAAACAAATTAAATAATTAATATTTAGATTCTTTTCGTTTATTTAATTCAGCTTGACAATCTTCTAAAGTCATTTTTGTAGGATCAGATGAGAATTTTTTTGGAACTTTAACTATAATATTATTTTTTTTTTTATATCTTGTATTATTTTTAGAATCATTTGTTATTTTTATTATATAAGGACCATATTTACCATTTCGAATACTAATATCTTCTGTAATTTTTTTTATAATTTCTTTGTTTTTATTTATGATAATATCTTCAATTGATTTTAAATCTATATTTTTATCTGTAATAGAAAAGTTAGAATTATCATATTTAACATAATATCCATTTGAACCTATACAAATTATTACGTCTTTCTTATTAATTTTACCTATAGTTTTTGGATATGTTAATAATTCTATACATTGTTCTAAATTAATAGTTTCTAAGTTATACTCATTAGGTAATGGTACATATATTGGTTTTTCGTCACCTTCTTGAATAATAGGACCATATTTACCATTATAACAATAAATATTTTTATTATTATTAGTATTAATACCTATTGTTGGTTTTAACATATTTTTCTTAACAATATTATCCCAATTATTTTTTTTATTTGATTCTTTAGTTGATAAACTAATAACTTTAGGATGAAATGATTTATATACAGAATCTACTAAAGATATCCAATTATAATTACCTTTTGCTATTTCATCTAAATTATTTTCCATATCAGAAGTAAAATTTATATCTAAAATATTATTAAAATTTTCTAACATAAAATCATTTACTATATTTCCTAATTCAGTAACAAAAATTTTATTTACTTCATTATTAGTTTTTATTATTTTTTTTTTTTCAATTATATTATTTTTGTCTAATAATGAAATACAAAAAATTTCTTTATCTATTCCTTTTCTACTATCTTTTTTAATATAGTCTCTTTTAAATAATGTATCAACTATTGAAGAAAAAGTAGATGGTCGTCCAATACCTTTTTTTTCTAATTCTTTAATTATAGATGCTTCTGTATATCTTGGAGGTGGATTCGTTAATTTTTCTGTAGAATTAATTATAGTATTATTTAATTCTTGATTAATATAGATTTTATCAATTTTATTATCTATCTCATTTACTTCTTGATAATTATAAACTATACCATATCCTAAGAATAAAGTCTTATCAAATGTTGTTTCAAATAAAATTTTATTTTTATTATTATTTATTTGAACTTTACAAATATCGGTAATCATATCTGCCATTTGTGAAGCAACTGTCCTTTTCCATATAATTTCATATAATTTTTTTTCTTGAGAAGTAAAATCTAAATCATTTAAATTTTCAATGCTAATATCTACTGGCCTTATACATTCGTGTGCTTCTTGAGCATTTTTTGAATTATCTTTAAATATTCTTTTACAGTGATATTGATTTCCATACTTATTATAAATATAGGTTTTTAAAGATTCTATACATTGTTCACTCAATATTTTAGAATCAGTACGCATATAGGTTATTTTTCCTGCTTCATATAATTTTTGTAAATATGTCATAGTTTGTTTAGGACTTATTCCTAATTTATTACTAGAATCCTGTTGAATTGTAGAAGTTATATATGGAGATGATGGTTTAGATATTGATTGTTTATTTTCAATAGTATTAATAGTAAATTTTGTATCATTACCTTTAAAAATTTCTAAATTAATTATTACTTCTTCTTTCGATTTAAATTCTGTTTTTGATTTACAATCAAATAATATATCATCACAATTATTAAATTTTCCATCAAGATCAAAATAAGTATTACTTATAAAATTATTTACTTCTGTTTCTTTTTCACAAATTAATTTTAGACCAGGCGATTGACATCTTCCTGCTGATAAATTATTTCTAACATATTTCCATAATATTGGTGATATATCAAAACCTATTATATAATCTAATATCTGTCTTGCTTGAGCAGCATATATTAAATTCATATCTAAGTTTCTCGGATTATTTATAGCATTTTGTATGGCTTTTTGAGTAATTTCGTTAAAAACTATTCTTTTAGTTTTCTTAATATCTAATTTTAAGACTTCTACTAAATGATATCCAATGGCTTCACCTTCTCTATCTAAATCTGATGCTATTATAACTTCCGATGCTTTTTTAGCACAATCCTGTAAAATTTTTATGTATTTTTTTTTTTCATTAATAATCGAAAATATTGGATTAAAATTATTATTAATTTCTATAGCATTTATACCTTTTTTTTTATCAATATTTCGAATATGCCCAAAACTGGCTTTTACAATATAATTATTACCTAAATAGTTTTGAATTTTACTACATTTTGCAGGAGATTCTACAATTACTAATATACTCATTTATTAATGAGTTTATTTTTAGATATATAAATCAAATTTATTTATAATTAATTCAATTTTAATTTTCATATTAAATATAAATATATCAATTAAGATTAAATAAATGCCTAGAAATAATAATGATATAATTGAAATCTTGATAGAATGTCTTGTAATATCAAAATTAAATGATAATCAACCTCATAATAAAGAATGTTTTTCTGATAAAAACATATTCAATAAATCATTGAAAGATACATTCTATCTAAGTAATAAAATGATTGATTTCAAATTAGATAAATTAACAGATATAAAATTAATGGAAAATGAATACAATAACTATACCTTAATTAACAATTAGTATAAATTTTTAATTCATTTTTTCTTCTATTATTCACATTACAATAAAAAGTTTTTTTCAAATAGGAATATAAAATTCCCTAATCAAGTATATAACCATATTTTTCCATATTACATATATGCATAAAAAATTGTTTTTGTCTTAAAATACGACAAAAATACATATCTAAATCTTCATTATTATTAATATCTATTTTCGTTAACTCATTATAAATATCAATAAACTTATTTTTACTGATTAACATACTTAAATTAATATAAGGTACATTCCAACAACCTATATTTCTATATTCTACTATATCAAAATAATCAAAAGATCTTTTATAAAATCCCTCTTCATCTATTTCTCCCCAAAAATTACTAAAGTTAGATTTTTTTTTTTTTATCATAGGAGCTATAATATCTTTATTTTTTTTTATTAATAATTGAATTATTTTATTATTTTCTATTATATGTTCACTATTAATTAAAAAAATATAGTCATATTTATTAATTTGAAAAATTGATGCTAATAATAATTTAAATTCTTTATTTAATACTTCATTATAACATTTAATATTTATATATTGACATTTAGTATTATAATCAACATCAATTGTGTTATTATTAAAATTTAATATAGTTAATTCTATTTTATTTTTAGGATATTTAAAATTAATTATAGAATCAAAACTTATAACAATATCATTATAATTTATATAAATTATATTAATTGTTGGATAATATTCATACAATAAATTTTTAAAATAATTGTTTTTAATATTTATATCTTGGTATAAATAAGTTGGTCTCCATACTAAAGGTACATAATTACATAATTGATTTAAAAATAATTTAGAATTTAAGTCACCATTTCCATGAATAATACAAGGATTTGTATTAGTTAATGAATTTTTAATTTTAGATCTGTCATATTCAATGTCAATATAATAGAATATTCCATTTAAACATTGAAATATCTCACAATTATAATCTAACTTTATATTCAATTTATTTAAATGTATACCTTTATTTAGAAAACTTAATGTATAATACAATTGATCATCGTCTGAATTTTTTATACTGAATTCTAATAATTTTCTATAACTTTTTACGTTTCCAATTATTCCACCAGAATTTAAATATTTGAATTTACTTTCTGTGTAAGGATAATCTTTTATTAAAGTTTTATCTGGCCAACAGTAAATCTCTGCAGCAAATAATATGTCACAATCAAAATTAATAAATTTATTTACTATATCATATAAATTTGAATTAAAAACTACATCATAACTATCAGTAAATATTACTATTCGATTATCATTATCTTCATTTAATTTATTTATATATTCTTTAAATAATGTTACTTTATGACCTCCTCCTGGTGAATTCTGTAAATCTAATCCTTCCCAATTTTTACCCATTCCTAATGTAATACATGGTATATTATATTTATTACAAGAATCAATAAATCTATTATAACCATCAACTTTTTCTGTGGCAACTGTTACTACTTGTATTTCATAATTATTCATATTTGTCCATTTTTGTGATCTAATATATGGTTTAGATATTTCTGTATCACTTGTTTGAAATGCGTTTATTTCTGGTTTAATTAAATATGGTTCCGCAACAATTGCATTGAAATTTTCAATATTATATTCATATTTATTTAGTTTTATTTTATCATTTAAATAGCATAATGGTAAAAATTCATCTACTGGTATAAGATTTTTTAAATAATTGCTTTCAACTAATTTTTTAGCACCTTCATATGTTATAATATATCCACATGTCCAATATGATAAACAACATTTACTAATGTTTTTTGATAATTGTTTTAAATCACTAGAAAAAGATTTTCTTGATAAATAAAATAAATCATAATTTATATTATTATCTTCTATTTGATTAAAATATTCTCTTAATTCTATTTCAAAATTACTATGAAAATCTACATCGTCTTCTATTATTAATACTTTATTAAATTTATTGTTGACAATATGTTTCCAAATATTAAAATGACTTAAAGCACATCCGATTTCACCATTTGTAATTGAATTTCCCGTAAAAGGATTTACCCAATCATTTATATTTATATCTGCATTAATAGTTAAATAATTATCAATAATATTACCATCAATTGCGGATACAATATCTACTTTATTATTTAAATATTTATTTTCATTTATTTTTATCATCATTTTATTTTTTTTATCATTCCTTCTTTCCAAATTTAATAATAAAATTTTATCAAGCATTAATAATTAAATATATTAATTTATTTTTATATATATATTATTAATGATTAATAATAATAATATTTATACTAATACTGATGATATTTCAAAAAAAATAGATATATTATCTGAAAGATTATATAAAATAGAAACTTATTTACAAAATAATAGAGAAATGTATATAGATTTATTAGAGAATATTAATAATTTATCAATTGAAAATAAAAAGATTTTAACAGAAAATAGAGAAATGTATACAAAAGCTTTAAAAAAAATTGAAGAAACGGAAATTAAAAATATGAATGAAATTAGACCAATAATTAATAATATTGGTAAAAATAATCAAATATTAGAAAATAATATTTTATCTCCATTCAATTCCTCTAGAGTTCATAATAGATTTTGGAGAAGAACTCTTATACCTTCTCATAATATACAAGAAAATTTAAAAAATACTATTCCTGAAATATTAGAAACTCCATTATATAATCAAAATGAGCATGAAAATGAAAATAATATTATAGAACAACCATCTTCTATTGATAAAAATATACAAAATAATTACATTAAGTAATATTATTAATTTTTTTCCCTAACTTAATTTTATTAAATAAATATGTTAATTTCTGTATTAATTACATGCTATAATTCAGAATTATATATTGATAAAGCTATAGAATCTGTTATTAATCAATCTCATACTAATTGGGAAATAATAATTATTAATGATTTTAGTAATGATAAAACTACTGAAATCTTAAAAAAATATATTACTAATCCAAATATCAAAATTATAAATAATAATATGAATTATGGAACTTATTATAGTTTAAATGAAGGTTTGAAAATGTCAAAAGGTGATTTTATTACTAAACTTGACTCTGATGATGTTTATCATAAAGATAAATTAAAAAATCAAATTGAATTTTGTACTAAAAATCAAATTGAAGCATGTACATGTAATATTGTTCGAGGTTACTATACCAATTTTAATAAAATAATTTATAAAAAAGAGGCTATTGATAGTTCTATAATTTTTTCAAGAAACATATTTAAAACTTTAGGATATTTTGATAATTCTAGATTTGATAGTGATTCTGAATATTTTTATAGAATTAAAAAATATTTTACTGTATTAAATTTAGATGAGAATTTGTACTATGCACGTTATCGTAAAAATTCCCTTACAAGTTCGCATAATACAGGTACTGATATTAAGCATTTTGGTTCTCAAATTAGAAAAGAATATAAAATTAATTATAAAAATAATCATAAAAAATATATACATCATCCAAAGTATATCAGAAGTTTTGATATTCATCCTATTCAAAAATCTCCCATTGAACTTGTAATTCATGGATCTCATAATATTATTGAGGAGAATCAAAATTTTTTACATTTAGAATTTTTTAATGATGATAGTCAAATTATCAATTACTATAAAATTATACCTGATAAACTAATTACAATTGAAAATTTATATAAATTTAATATTACTATTTATGATTTATATAATGAAAATATTAATATTAGTCTTGATAATGATAATGCTATGATTAAATTTATAACTGACAATGAATATATAAAAATTATAGCTAAATTTAATAGAGGAATTTATAAATATTATCCATTAATTATTACTTGAATATTAACCATTATTTCAATTATTAGTATATTAAAATAATGTTTTATATTTATGTTACTTCATAATATTTTTAAAGAATTAATAAGCTAAATTTTATCTGTGATACTCTCTAAAATTCATTAATTTTTCTCTTATTTCTGTCTCGTAACGTTTATCTAGTTGTTTATTTCCTTTATCGTAGATTTTCATAAAATTTTCAAATTTTCTTTTTCCTTTTTCGTCTAAGGTTTTTGCTTCTTTCTGTATTTCAAAATTAGTATCTAACATATTATAACTCTTTTCAACCATATCATTTATTACTTCTTTCTTTTCTCTTTTAACCCACATTTCTTTTTCCGCATTATATATTAATGCTTTCGAAGTTTTGTCGTCGGGTATTTTAGCATTCCAATTCTCTGGCTTTTTAGGATTAAAATGAATATATTCTATTAAATTTGGTATTGCTGAAAAAGGTCCATTAAACCATTCTCTAAAATGTCTATCTGTTATATAACTTAAATCCTCCTTTCCAAAACCATTTATATGAATATTTATTTGATTTTCTATATTTGTGCTATTGTCTGTATTATTATTATTATTTCCTGCATTTTTCATTAATGTTTCAATATGATTCATCAAAAATTCTTTTTGGTCTTCCATTAGTATCTTTAAATAAGCTATATCTCTCTCTCTTTCTTTCTCTTTTTGAGCTATTTCAGCTTCTTTTTGAGCTATTTCAGCTTCTTTTAAAGCTATTTCAGCTTCTCTTTCCTTATCTTTTTGAGCTTGTATTAAAGCTATTTCAGCTTCTCTTTCCTTATCTTTTTGAGCTATTTCAGCTTCTTTTAAAGCAATTTCAGCTTCTCTTTCCTTATCTTTTTGAGCTATTTGTTCTTTTAATTTAGCTACTTCGTTCTCTTCATCCTTTTCTTTTTTTATACTACAATATTTTAATTCATGTCTGTACTTTGATTGCCTAGTACTAAACTCTAAATTACAATATTTACATAGATATTTCCCTTTGATATTTAAATTTGTATTATTTTTTATTGTAAAATCTTTGTTTTCAGTTGACAATGCGTTTACGGTAGGGTTTACATAAGGATTACAATTTAATACTTTTGTATCTAACTGCAACCTCAAGGTATCTATATCAATGTCTTCAAATAATGCTTTACAGGGTTTCTTCCTATTTTCAAAATGTCTTTTTAAATGAGTTTTTATATGACTGCGAAAGCCACACCGTCTACAAATGTAAATCATTTATATTATATAGATACATATTAGTTTTTAAATATTTTTTAATATTTTTTAATTGTATAAATATTATACTTTTTTATATACATTATAAAAAAAAAATGTATAAATGTAAAAATGTATAAAAATTCTGTCATCTTCAAAAGTCCAGAGAGAGAAATTTTATTTTGGAAAATTTGAAAACGAAAACGAAAATGAAGGTGAACTTTTTTCGACTTTTTTGAACCTCATAATTTCAGTCTTAATTACTTTTTTAAGACCTGTTTTACCATGTATAAAAAATAAATGAATTATTATTATGAAGTTATGGTTTATATAATTATGTTTATAATTTGATTTAAATAATTAAATATTTTTATATAATTAAACAATATGAAAACATTCGAAAAACCTCTTGGTTTAACACCTAATGATTTTAAATATTTGTTAATTAAGGAAAATAAACTATCAGAAAAAAGTTGTTGCTTTGCTAGATTGGATCCTCTTGCAAGAGGTTTAGAACCATATTTAGAAGATGAAGAAGTAAAGTTGTTTGATAATTATCTATATAATAGTGATAAAGAATATGAGGCAGAAATCATATTGGGTATATCTACAGATACAGATGATATAATGGGCATTTATGATGATTATTATAATTTGATCATATCAGAGGATGAAAGATATAATATTATATCTAAAATTACTGATGAATTTGATTATTTAAAAAAATTTGGACAATCTAAGCAAAAATATCATCCATATTCATCATTCATGTTGCGAAAAAATGGCGAGAAAAAACCTTTATGGAAATGGAAAAAATTAAATAAATTAAATGATAGTGATATACCTACTAAAAATATTAACTTATATGATATTAATATTATAGAATATAAAACCTATAATTATTCTGATTTATTACAAGAATTTGTAAAAAGAATAAACTTAGTAGATAAAAAACATGAATTCAGACAAAATAATATAATAGATCAATGGTTAAGATTAGATAAGTTAAAAATGGTGAATGAAATTTATTCAATAAAATTTCGAATAAATGTCAGTTCGGGTTATTATGTAAGACAATTTTGTTATGATCTTAAAAAAAAAATTAATTTTCCACTAGTTATATTTGATATAAATAGAACTAATATTAATTTCAAGTAGCCAATACGAATATAAAGATTAATTTATATACATATAAATGTTAAATACTACTGAACATTTATTACCTCTTGGAGAAAATCAAATTGAAAAAAAAATTAGAGTCTATAACCTTTCAAGAACCATTAAATATTTAGCAATATTTGATATTATTATATCAATTTATTATACCTTTAGTGTACATTGGTCTTGTATTTTTTTAATATTATTTTCCCTTTGTGGATTTTATGGTTCAAAAACATTTAAATCTAATTATATAATAGCATTCTTTATAGAAAGAGTCTTATCTACAATTGTAAAATGTATAATTTTATATATTAATTTAATACCTATAATCTTTATTTTCAATGTACTAAGCATATTATTTGAAATATATTATTTACTAGTTATAAAAAATTTTTATATAGATTTAAAAGAATTAAGTGATGAATCTTTGGAAGAATTAAAACAATTAAAAATAGAAATGAAAGACATTAATATAGAATACTTATGACGTAAGATCTATAGTACTTGTGTAATATAGTGCCCGCACGCTTTCACTATGAAGAGAGCCTCTTACATACCTATTCATTATACAAGTTTATAAGTTCTGTCATAGGTGTTTGTGTTTTACTATTCCAAGTTACAGTGATAGCTGTATCTTTTATAAATTCTATTGCCTTTTGTCTATACGGTTTAGAAATTGAAGCACTAGTATTTTTTTTTAACCAAGTATTTTTTACATCATTGAAATTCACTGTATAATTTTCTAATTCTGTTCCATTTATATAATGAATATTTTCATTTTTAATTGAGCAATTCTCCTTGTTAAAGTATAGTCTTGTTCCATAAACAAGAAACGTACTCATTTGCAGTTTTATATAATTTTTACAAAAGTCTTGGTCTCGATTTATAAAAATAAATTTAGGATTACTATAAAAATAGTAAAATGGTGTAAGCGGCTCTACCGTTCCGATATTCCATTCTGATGGCTTGCAGTGGGACGGGGAAGGATTACCTCTTAGAAGACTGGAGCCCAAAATATGTTTAAAAAACTTTGACTGGAAAGCCAATATATTAGGCCTCGCGTCACTACAGCTTTGTGATGTGTCCAAAATATCTAGTTTTCTGCCACCTCGTTTTTTTACTAAATCTTCAAGCCAGATAACAGAATCTGTTTTTAGGAGCTTACCTCCTATCATAGGTGAATAGTTGCTCGACCCATGTCCCCACCATAGGTACAAAAATTTATCTGCATCAGATACTTTTGGATACATCTTTATACTGATCTCCATTAAATAGTCCTTTATCTTTTCTGATCTCACGTTGCCATTGTTAGTAGGGTTGAATGTCCTTTCTTTAATAAAGAAATTCTCTTGATCAGGCGCCGATTCGGGGGTTTGTTTTGATAAATAACTGCCGGCCTGCTCAGCTAATTTAACTACAAATGCGACATCTATTTCAGTAGCCATTATTCTATCCGAACCATTAATATTAAATGAAACCCAAAAACAAAAGAGTCTGTTATTGTTATTCTCAAGAAATTTTTTAGCATATGGCATTCTATCTGACTTATACAAAAACTGCAAACTATCCCACCACTGAATCATATTAGAAGAGTCCAATCCTCTGTGAAATCCCATTAAAACAGTTACACGTTCATTTTTTTCATTATTAAACTTTTTATCAAGTGCTTCTATATTAATAAAAGGAATTTTTTTATTTTTCATTGAGCCTTCTTCATAATTTCCAGCTTCTATATTATTTGTTGTTGGATTAAATATACTTATGATATGTGTACCAGATTGTGAATCATAATGTTTTTGTAGGTTTTCTTGTGATGATACTCCCTGTACTTTTGTAGTTGGCGGTGCTCCCTGTACTTTTGTAGTTGGCGGTGCTCCCTGTACTTTTGTAGTTGGCGGTGCTCCCTGTACTTTTGTAGTTGGCGGTGC